TTTATTCCTCTACCGGAGGTGTTTCTTCAACTTCCGGTATCTTCTCTTGTTCGGCCTTTTCACTTAATTCCTGCTTTTTTAACTCCCAAGCTTCTTGAAATGCCGAAGCATCCGCCAGATCAAAATCTGGCGCACGTGTTGGATCAATAAAATCGTCTGGCACTTCTTCATCATTTCCGAAGTCATAATGCTCTCTACGAGCGATTTTCAGCCTCTCACCTGCTTGAATCATACGATTGATCTGTACTTGTGGCGGTACATAATCAAATTTATCAACAATAATTTCTCCTGAATTAATTTCTCCGATTACTTCTTTTCGTTTGTACTTAGTATTGAACATTTTTACACTCCTTTAATTATGGTCAATAAGACCCGGTTCAGATGTATAAGGAATCGGACGAATTGCTTTTATAACATTACCTATATTTACTATCATACCCGGTTCATCTTGTACAGCAAATATTCTTTTGTCTGGATTACATTCTATGAATGATTGGTTTAACTCTGGTTTTGTACTAAATTTTCTACCTAGATGCCAGTAATCAAATATGTCACGCATACCTCCAACAATCATATTGCGTTTATAACGCAATTCATTATACCGACCTTGGTATCCAAAGATATCCGTATTATCAGCTTCACTAGATGTTGCGTATAATTCCGCAGTTTCTATTGCCTGCTCGCTAAGAAATGCGAATTCTGGACTATAGAAATCGTACTTCGTTCTTCTTAACCACTGTCTATCTATTCCTTGTTGGTACGCTGACCGTGGCATTATAGAAAGTATTCCCATAATATAACCAAATTCTGTTGAACGATAACTACCAATATATTTACGATCAGCCGTTATTCCATGTCCAGCCAAATTACCTTGTGGACTTGTTGTATCAGTAGAACTTGTCTGAAGAACCTCAGAAACAATCACAGGAGTTTTCATACCTCCAATATATTCAGGACGTTGTAATCGTTCGTCTCTTGGAGACACTCCATAGTGCGCTTTAAGAAACTCTGTATACCTTGCACCTGCTCTTGCATTTCTTTCTAACCACTTCTGGACTTGAAATGCTAAACGTAGATCAGACACATCAAACGTACTTGCGTTTGATAGATCTACTGTATTGCTATGTAAAAAATCAATTGCGTTCTGTTTACCATAAGAATCATTAGTATCAATAACCAAGACATCATTCAAACCGCCAACATATGATTTCCAATGATTTGTAGCATTATCTGTTTGATTATCAATTATTTTTGCGGTATCCCACTGTGCTGATGTAATACCACTTATTGGTAATGCCGGAGCAGTTCCTCTCTGTTGCCATGGTAATGCACTTGTAAAATAATCCTTTTCCCATGCACGACGCAAAATACTTTCTTGAGAAGTAATATCTACTTCATCAATGAAATTCTGATCTCTGTAATATTCATTATAAATAAGATTATATGCACGTTTGGGATAATCCAATGGTAAAGCACCTGCTGGCGTTACACCTACAGGGAATCCAAGATAATCCCAAAGAGAATACGCAGCATTATTAGTAGGATTCCATCTTGGTAATTGTACAGAAGTCTCTCCAGTAGTTCCTCCTGTTATAAATTCCTCAAAGTTTTCATCGATCAATCTTGCAGGAACAAAGAAATAATGAATATATGCGTTTATTTCGTGCATAATAGGCGCAACAAGCGGTTGCATACGTATTACCATTTCTGCACCAATTTTGAATACATCACCGGGGATCATTTCATCTGCCAAAATAGGGATCAATTGTCCCATATCACAATCAAGCTTCTTTTCATAAGATAGATTAAAAACTGATCTACCCGGACGTAGAGATCCTGTTTTACTAAATACTTTGTTCATCTTCAACCTCCGTTATTTTAGGTACTACAACCTCAAATAAATTCTTTTGAATATCCATTAGTTCCGTATCATATGTTCCTACCATCCAGAGTTCAAAATCTTCTGGATCAGTTACCTGTTCAGACCTCAACAATTGTTGAGTTTGTCGCAAAGCAATAGCATCATTCTTAGCCATAAAGATCGGACCTGTTTCCTCTGCTATTCTATCACGTACTGCATACAAATTTACAATCATCTTTTTTTTCCTTTACTGGCGCATGGCTTTGCCATTTTGCCTTTTTTTATTTTTTGCAATCAACATTCGAGCCTTAATATTTAACTCGTTCTGGATTCTTGCCATCCAGATATCTCGTTCTACTTCTTGAGATCCTTTAGACCTCCAAAACGCTTCTACCTTATCCGAATGTTCTTGACCTTTTTGAATCAATTCTTCTGAATCGATATCCAATACTTTTTGATAATATCTCGGTAATCCCTGATTTTTGCCTCTGTACAAAATAGACTTGTTTTTCGTTATTTCTTCACGCTTCGCTTCAGCATAACGTTTTCCAAGTCCTTTCGACATTATAGCAAAAGGCGGTTGCCTACCTTGATATTGATCTTCTGCCATTTCTCCATAGAGTTTTTTCTCTATGTAACCTGTAACATACTGGATGGAATCGTGTTCGACACTTCCAATTTTTATCCATCCTTTATTCCAACATTTATTAATCAACTGTTCTCTGAATTGACTAATACCAAATACAATAGCATGGTAATGTGGTCTTCCGTACTCGTCACCATATTCTCCAACTGCATAATATTTTATTTTTTCAGGTTCTACAGCTTTTCTTAATCGCTTGATAAAATCCTGTAATTCTTTTTTATGCAATCCATAATCTTCTGGTAAACATTCATCATTATAAGTAAGAGTTATATACGCCGTATCTTCCCAATAATAACTTTCATGTAATAGCCTTATTTTCCATTCTCTTTTTTTTGCTATCCTACACGCTATACATTTACCACATGGGACTACCATACTTCTGTCATCTATTCCTTTTGAATTTTTATTCCGAATAGTGATCGGATTGGTGCATACCATTTCAAAGCCTTATTCCTCCTCTCGAAGATCCGTAACGAGAGATCCTACGGCTCCTACCTTTTGACGAATACCGTCTACGACTTTTTGACCTAGTTTTATATCCTCTCCTTCTACTTCTGTACCTTGCCATTTTTGTATCTCCTTTGTGAATTTTATAAGAGACAAATCTGTCTCTTTTTGAGTAGCAGTAACATTTTCAGAACTGTTACATCCATAGAAAACCAGCAAAACTACTAAAATCATAATGATAGTAATTGCGACCTTGAACGTTTCAAAAAACCATTTCATATATCTTACATCCTATTCCTTTTTACGAAAATTTTCAACCAATATTTAATCTTTTACCAAACACCACCAAAACCACCACCTGCACCTGTACCAGCAGATCCTACTGGTACATCAATATCTCTTGGCGTTTTGTCTTTTTTTGGTGGAATAAATATCGTTGGTTCACTTTGTTTAGGTGTTCCTTTACTTCCAATTCCTAACAATTTTTTCAACCAATCTGGTATTATGTCTTCAACAGCACCAGTTAAAGCATTACCTTTTAAAGTTTCCAAAGCCAGATTTATAGTATTTACTAATTCAGTTATTTCACCTTTAATATCAGACCTCTGTCCTACTTCTTCACCTTTTATAATCCTCAAATCTCTTGCTTCACGATCGTATTGCAAATTTATTAAATCCGTTTCTGCTTGAGTTTTTTCAACCTGTTTTTTTTGTTGCAACATTTGCATGGCGGCAACAGCTTTTTGTTGGGCATTTAATTTCATAGTTGGCGAAGGAACATTAATTGGTGATGATGTATTCGCCGCAGAACCAGCAGCCAACGTCTTACTAAGACCTGCTGCTTGTAAATCGACTGCACGCCTCTGTACTGCATTATCTTCTCGAGACCATGTTGTTCTTTGCGCATGTTTTAGCCAATCTAACTGCTTTTTTTGATTACTATAGTTCAATATACCTGTTCCTATATCCGCTATAGCACCTATTGGATTCATCCATCCTGTCAAGTTTTCTAAAAATGAAGACATTTTTAACTTTCCCTTTACACCTCTGGTGTCAATGGGCATTAATACCATCAAGTAGAGTATTAATGCCCGTGTTTTTTTATTCCTCTACCGGAGGTGTTTCTTCAACTTCCGGTATCTTCTCTTGTTCGGCCTTTTCACTTAATTCCTGCTTTTTTAACTCCCAAGCTTCTTGAA